AAGGAGGATAATGAGATGAAAAAATTTATGATAACAGTTGTGGTATTGTTAATAGTAATCGCTGCTATTTGCGGCGGAATATTAGCTAGCATTATTACAGGTGTTGACGTAAATGTTCATACTAGAACACCAAAGGTTACAGTTGAATATGTTGAAAGCGATTTAGCTTTCTAAACTATAGGGCTTCGGCCCTATAAGTTTTCATGTACTATTTTTTTTTCACGTAAAAAGGATTTTTCAAAGCCTTCAAATACTTTTCTCTATCCATATCTGTTGAGAATGGTTCGATCTTCCCAGTGGACTTATTTACCTTAAAACGGCCATCAATAAAAAAGTCATCCGGTTTCATGTTTTTAGGAACAAGTGTCACAACGTAGTAAGATCCTAAATCCAAAACTGAATTAATGACCATCGTTCCATTTGAAGACCATTCTTTACTATTATCAAAGGCTTTCTGCAAGTTTCTAACAACTGTATCAACATTTGTCATTCAGACCAATACCTCCTATTAAAATCTGTAAGCCCAACTTGTAAATCATTTTTACCATTGTATAATCTAGTATTGCGCATGTTTTGAACTCCAGTAGTTCCATTTCGCCAATTAACAGAGGTTCTTATAACACTATCTTCAATCATGTGATCAATATTCGGTGTTGCATTATCCAATCTAGTTATGCTACAAAATTGGTTTGGATCATGACCCTCTGCTGAAAGAGCGGACTCCAATGTATCGTAAATCTTACCATTCTGCCCGTCTTGAACCTGTATTTTTCCTCCAGTAATCGTTGAAAAGTGCATTGAATGACCAGAACCATCGGCTCGTCGTATTCCAATAGTTCCAGAACCATGGTTACCAAACTTTTTTATTCTATTTTCTATATTACTATAACTTTTTTCTTTATAAACCGTGGCACCGTCCCAATGGTATTGAGTTGCACTGTTCAACATACCAAATTTGCTTCTGCCTGCTGAGAAATATTCCGGGTTCATACCACGAGACATCAATTCAACCATATCAGAACACTTAGAGCAATTGTTGTGTTCATTACCATCATTAACTTCATTTAACAATCTACTATAATTAGAGAAGCCGTTCTTTCGAATATCTTGTACAACATCCCGACGTAAACGGAATTCACCTTTGCCTTCTTTAAAATTTGATTGTATTACTTCTTTAACATCATCAAATTCGGCAATGTTTTTCCATCCCGTATTTTGAAATTTAACGACTTCTTTTAAATCGTTATCATTATCCTTATACGAATTTTTAAATTGATTATCTTTTTTAAAAAAATTATCCCATCCGCCAACTTCATTAAGTACGTGATTTGGCACTGTGTACGATCCTTGATGAGTACGAGAAGCGGTATGCTGAGATCCAACATTAAAAGAATCGTTTCTCTTTTCACCCTTACCGGCTTTTACTTTAGCCGATGTCTTTTTATCTAACGGATACGGAGGACCGTTCCTCACGCCCCATTGCTGATTCTTTATTCCATGATGAGCAAGATAATTGTCTCTACAATAATTTGTATAATCTCTAAAATCGTTCATGGGGTACTCTCCTTTTTAAAAAGCAGTGAGCGGCTGTGACACCGCCCACTACCATTTTGATGTTTCTTATGAACGAGCGATCTCGATAACAATTGCAGACTTAGGTCTAACAAGTGCACCAGATACTCTGGTCTCCATAAGATACTTCTGCTGGTTAACATCAATGTCGAACTGCTCGAAGGAGTTGATCTCACCACCACGATCTGTACCAACATTGTAGTCAACCGGGTTAACGATGATTGCCGCAAGATCATACGTTGTAGCTGTACCGCTAACGGTTACTTCACGGCTAACGCCTTCCATAACCTCAACTTCCTCGATCTCCTTAACACGGCACTTTGTAGCAAGTTCATTATCTGTCTTATACAGGCTATAACCGTTTGCATCCTCAAGAAGAAGCATGTCAGTATGGAACTCTGCTGTTGTGTACATTGTAGGATTACCGGATCCCTTGTACTGTGTACGAGACTTGATAGCAGCCTTGATAACTCTCTTTGCTCTTGCGTCCTCTGTCTCATTTGCAACGTAGGGAAGTCTAACCTTAATGGTGTAGAGATCTGCATCGTTGTAGATGGGCTTGATGTGATCCTCAGAGATCTTATCTTCATAAGCAGCACTTCTGCCATCACCGATAAGAATTGCACGAGCGATTTCCTCATTGAGCATTCCTCTCATCTCTGTCTTAACCCAAGCAATTACATCGAAGTCTGTAATGTCGACGATATCGTCTCTATCGAACTTCTGCTTCTTGTAAACAGTCTGAGGATCGATGGATCTCTTGAGAAGTGTGAATACTTCCTCATACTTCTGGTTACCCTTGATATAACCCTTAGCACGTGCTTCATCAGCAGTGATGTCGGCGAACATCATCTTAACACGAGCAAAAGGCGTGTGGTGTACAGCAGAGATAAGCTTATTTGCCCAGCTCTGATCTCTCATGATGAATTCGGGAGCACCGCTAGAGATGTTCTTCATGTCAGGGAAGAGCCAATCGATATTAGCAATTCCATATGTCTGTGTGGTTCCATCAGCATTCTCGGGATAATTTGCCGGGGTTATTGCATGTGCAAGAACGCCATTCTCATCTTCCATATGATGCTTAATGGACTCTGTAAGGGTACCATATCTCTTGATGTCAGCGATTATCTGCTTACGATCTGCCATAGAGATTACAGGACCCTGCACTGATGCGTTGTCGCTTTCAAAAATGTTATGTTTCATCTCGGAATCCTCCTTATCGTCTTCCTTTTCGCTCTTGTTATCTTCAGCAGCCTGTGCAACTAAAGCTAACGTTAATGTTTTCTGTTCTTCTGTCATGGAGTCAAAGATTTCTTTAGGTGTGGATTTCTTCTCATCGCCTTTGTCATCCTTGGTGTCCTTGTCATCTTCCTTATCGCCTTCTTTATCATCGGAGTGGCTAAGCTCTTCTCCGTCCTGATCTATGTCATCTGTATCTGTTGCATCATCAGCATTTTCGTTAGCCTTTATTGTACCTGTGATTCCATGGTAAATATAAGCTTCTGTGATCTCGTCATCATCGAAATCGTATTCCATTCCCATTGAATGTGCAATAGATGCTGTGTCGATCATAGCCTTAGGATTTGCTCCCGCAAGAACGAGACTTACCTCACGAATAACTCCGTGACTGACGGCTCGTCCTCCTTGAAGTTCATTCGCATAGATTGAAAGTGCTGCAAGGTCTTCATTCTGAAGCGCAAATCTTGCATGCTGAGCCTTCTTTGAACCGTTCAGCTTACAGTAAGCCAAAACTTTATCGCCCACTTCTTTAAGCAGAGCGTGGCCAAGAACGTTCTCAACATCCTTGTGACCATGATTCCACACAAGCGGAACAACTTTACCGTCACAACCGGAAAAGGCCCCGTTCAGCAGTGTTCGTCCATCGGCACACTTTATTCCATACTGCGTAGCTGTGCCGACAAAATCGTAATTTCCTGCCATTTTGATGTCTCCTTTCATTAGATTTTTTGTAATAATTCATTAACACGGATTTTTGCTTTTTCCATGTCAATATTGTTGTTTGTTACAGATTTATTGCCGTCGTCCTTAGTTAATATCGGATCCATTATCTCTTCATCAGATTTGTTTAAGTTGGGATTTCTAAGTTCATCAGCACGATTGTCATCAACCGGCTTATAACCGATGATAGATCTAACCTCGTTGGACGAAAGAACTTGAGCTCTCGTAAACTTATCTGCGATGTCAGCGATATTGGCCGTAGGTGTTAACTTAAATGGATTAGCAATAAACGTGATACACTGGTTCTGTGTTATAGCAGTAGACGTCAGCCACTTTCTAGTCATCTCATCCGCAATAGCCGATAAAACAGGCTCAATTACATTGTTTCTGTAATTAAGCATTTCCTGTTCATCTGCAGTACCTTTCAGAATGTCTTCTGAGATACCCAGCTGAGAGTAGAAAAGTGTAGTGAGGTACTCAATCTGACTCAAGAGGTTATTCTCCAATGGTCTGTTAAGCTGAGTAATTTTTTCAGTAGCATCAGCCCATGCGACACCGTATGTAGAATTGTTCAGCTGAGATTCAAGATCTTTCCTTCGTTCTTCTGCCTGTTTCCTCTTAAGCGGGCTTTTAACCTGAAAGGGAAACTGTATGATTAAGTCGAGCTTTCCAGCGCTAAGCTGTTCATCGACTGAATCCAATAGGTTTAATTTATTTATTAATCGTTTGCCGATTGAGTTCGGTTCATTCATTACATTGTAGAACGGATTTTCGATAATCGCAACACACTTTTTAGGTAATGTTACTTCTTTCTTCACTCCCGTATCAACGTCATACAGTTCCACACGCACATGCTTAGGAAACCACTGTTTAATTTTTGCACTACGAAGCTCATAAATGTCGTAAGAATCATTAACAGTCGGGTCTTTGCTTGTAAACGTCGGAACAACCGCCACTACTCCTTCGTCAAACATGCTTGTTACTATGTCTTGTATAAGAGCTCTACCGGTTTGATCCAGATTTGCAGACAATCCCAAACAATCATTCAATGGCGACTGTATAGTCTCTTCAAAAAAGCCATCGTCATTCTTTTTGGCATGCTCCATACCTACTGCGGATACATCAATAGCAATTCTAGTGTACACCGCGTTTACTATGGATTTCTCGCCACCAAAATATAACCTTGATCTGTCTGGTCGTCTTGAGTATCCAGGGCCGTATGAAGATCTATAATCTGTCGGATCTCTACCCCTGAAAACGTCCCAGGCTTTTCTGGCTCTATCAACAAAAGATGCCATTAGTTATGCCTCCTTTACTCAAATGAGTCTTTGTTTACTTTGTAAGCAACCCATGCATCAAGCAAAGCAGCTACGTTATCGATTTTCTCTTCGTAGCGTTTCTTGAGAAGTTTGCGGTTACCATTTGTATCTTCAGCAGTTATACAGTTTCCCATTGCGAACTGCATAAGCAACTGGTCAAATATAAGTTTGCGATCTTCTGATAAATCCTTAAGTTCACCAAGTGGAACAGATTCTGTCTTTACG